CTACTGACAGACCCGCTATTAGGCGCTGGTACGTTGATTGGGGCTGAGTCTGTGGATAGAGACGCCATGACACTTGCAGCCCAGTTCTGCGAAGCCAACCGCTTTTACTGGGACGGTGTAATTAGCCAAGAACAAAACCTACGTGAGTTTATTTTTGAACAAGCAGCTTTTTGTATGCTTGATTTTACTATTAAAGGCGGTAGATTTGCATTATTGCCGTCAGTAACATACGGCAATAAATTCAGAATAAATCCTGAGAGCTTACCAAAAATCAAAGCTTTATTTACTGATGGAAATATTAGATCAATGGAGGTTTCGTTTTTGCAACCAGAAGAGAGACAACCGTTCCAGGCAGCTGTTCTGTATCGATCCGAAACTAAGAACGGGTTCTCACAGACACGGACAAAGATTATTCGTTTATCGCCTGATGATCCTGTTGAACAGTTTGACCTGACACAGTTTTGTACCAATGAAGATCATGCCATTGCCTTTGGAAAATTCGCTCTCGCAACGAGAACGCTGGTGACACATGGCATCAAATTTGATACAACGCCTAATGCGGTGGCAGGTTTAGAACCGGGTGATTATATGAGAGTGGCTACAACAGTTAATCATGTCTCTACTTCGCGAAGTGGAAGTATTGATCCAAGCGGGTTTATTCAAACAGCAAGCACAATAGGCACTGGCGGTATTCAGATAATCTATTGGACAACAAACACAGAAACAGTACAAGAAGGACGTTTAAATGTAGAGTTTAGGGATGGTTTTACACAACCAGTCACAAAACAAAAATCCTTATTCAATAGTCTCTGGTGTGAGCAAGTTCAATCCACTCAGGAAAGAATTTACAAGGTTGAATCAATATCTTTCGCAGAAGATGGATTAATAGAGGTAACTGGTAGTGAGATTCCATTAACGTCTAGTGGTCAACTTGCAACGCTAGAATGGGTTGAAAATGAAATTTACGAGGTCGTGGGATGACTCAACAAACTTTTCCAGCAGTAAGGGCAACTTCTCGTTCATTTAGTCCAGGCATAAGACCTGAAACTCTATTTCAATCTCAGAACGGCAGTGCAACATTCATTTCTTTCGGCACCCGATTTGTTAATTGCAAACTAAGTCTTGTATTTGCAAATATCCCAGATTCTCAAGCTGCTGAAATTATCACCCATTACAAATCAGTTCGCGAAAATGATTTTGTTTATTTCGATAAAGGACACGGCTTAGAAGGTATTGATGATTCACTGTTGTCGTTAGTAGATCAGGGAAATCAAGATTTAAAATATCGCTACGATGGACCTCCTAAAATTAAAAGTGTCTACACTGGCATATCTACAGTTAGTTGCCAGTTTACCGGTTATCTGTTCGGCAGGTAGAATAAAGAGAACTAATCAGATGCTTTACCGGCAATGGCCTATTTCAGCGGTCAACACGGCAACGTAAGATTCAACACGTTGGCGGTTGGAGCGCTGCAAGGAGTTGTAGCCATCAGAGACTGGAACATATCATTTACGCAGGACGTGCTTGATACTACTGCTTTAGGCGACAAAGATAAAACAGTCATTGCTGGGCCTCGAACATTTTCAGGGGCGTTTACGATGATTTACTATTCCGAGACCGCTGGAGCAAATAGTAATGTCCAACGAGTTGGCGGAACTTTAATTAAGACTCACACACCAACTGGTGGATTAATTTCAAATAATATTTTTGTTCCAGGTTTTGGTGCACAAGCAGACAGTCCAGAACCTTGTCAATTACAACTAAAAGTTATTCAAGGAAACGATAATAGAACAATTGGTGTGGCAGCTTATATCACAAGTTTTCAAGTAACGTGCGCCACCGGTGAAGTTGTATCTGCTAATTGTACTTTCCAAGGTATAGGTGCACCGTCCCGATTTGATTTCTAAATGTCTGTTTATCTTGGCGAAACAGGTCTTGTAGAGTTAAAGAGGAAAGCAGGACACGCCGCTTTCCCAACACTTGAACCCTCAGATGTTTCAATCGTTCCACGTCGATTCACTACCAGCCAGGAAGCCGGGCAAGTTTTTATTGTTGGAGATGAAGTAGAGATTGAGCGAACCGATTTAGACGCAAACGGCAATGCACAAAATCTTGAGTTGATCAGTGGTCATGCTTTTCCTGACTGGCGCGGTTATATATCAATAGACGAGCTCGGGGGAATACGTTTATACGATAATTTTGGAGATGCAATTACAGGAGCAAGACTTTCGGCATTAGAACTTGTCGAGCCGACAACAACCCAAGAGCTAAGAATACAAACCCGCAACACAACCTGGCGTACAATGGCAAGAGTTACTCAATTTGATTTCACAACTCAAAGAGAGCAAATAGATATAACAACTTTACAAGATAATTTTCGCAATCAATACGATGCTGGAATCATATCGGGAGCAGGGACATTAGATTGCCTTTGGGAACACAAAGCTAATCTATGTCAAGCGAGGCCTCAATTTGATCCACTATTAACAGAATTCCCAGTTTACCTAGCTCAACTGTGCATCAGACTTATTCAAGGTGCTGATTTTCTTGGTAGGTTTTTTATCTTTCAAGGGAATCAAGCTAACAATGAACAGAGTGTCTGGTATGAAGCTGAGTGCATAATCAATACTTGTACAGTAACTGTCCCTGGTGACGGTGTTATAGAAACAAGCATTTCGTTTCTAACAACTGGAGCCGTATCTCTTCGGACTGGATACCCACCGGTCGAGTTGATTGATACAGATGGCTCGTTACTTCTGCAGCAAAACCAAGATCCCATATTTGCCCAAATACTCGACGACTAACAGGACGAGTAGACTAGAAAAAATCCACGTTTTCAAGCTATGGCAGGTGTAGAGATCAATGCACTGCCACCTTTAGCAGGTGCTGCGTTGCAGTCCACAGACGTTCTCCCTGTTGTTGATTTGTCAGCGGCAGAGACTAAGAAAATCACAGCGCTTGATTTAGTTCTAGGCGGAATCAACTCCTCAGCTGCTGGAACGGTTACACCAACAATTATTGATTGGAGCAGTCTTGCTGCTGAGCAGATCGATGGTTCTTGCATAATTATTGAATCTATTCCCGGCGACCGTTTAGAAAGTCGAGCTGTAACTGCTGGACAATTAGCACTCGATTCTGTTTATACGGATGCTATACAAAATGATGCGTGCACTAGCATTAAAATACCCGATAACAATATTTTAGCTAGACATATTGGACCTGGAGAAGTAGGAACAGCTGCCATAGATGATTTCAGTGTTACAAGTGACAAAGTAAGTTTTGCGGCAAATAGTATTGATGCAGCTTTTCTGCAAAGTAATACTGTTACCACCCTACTGATAGCACCAGAAGCGATTACATCTGTAGAACTTAGTGCAAATTCGGTGGGCACTACCGCCCTGATTAACGAGAGCGTCACAGAAGATAAGCTCGGTAGCGCTAGCGTTACAACGGACAAATTGAGAGGCGAAAGTGTAACAGAAGAGAAATTATCTATAGATTCAGTGGGAACATCTGCCCTAATTGATGGCAGCTGCACTACAAATAAACTGGCAAATTTAGCTTGCACAACAGAAAAAATTGCTTTAGAAGCAATCACAGATGCGCAAGTTGATTCCAGTGGCCTATCACGTATTGCCATTGATTCAATCGGAAATGCGAACCTTCAAGTAGACAGTGTCGCAACAAATAATATCCAGGATTCAGCTGTCACTACAAGTAAGGTAGCCGATGGCCTTTTAGGCTCAAAATTATTAGACGGGTCGTTAACAACTTCTAAGTATGCAACTGGTTCAGTTGGTAGTAATGCATTAGCCAACGAAAGTGTACAAGATGTTCACCTACAAAACGCAGCAGTTACGGATGAAAAAATTGCTGGATGCAGCGGAACCAAGCTGACAGATGGGACTGTCACAGGCATTAAATTTGATCCACTGTCATTCGGCGACGGATTAAAAGTAGAAGCCGGTGTGGTCGTACACACCAATGCAATTGACCCCGGAGAACGCAACGGCATCACGTTCGATGCACAGGGTCACATAACCGCAACCGATGCTCTTGTACCTGCCGACTTACCGGCGGCGACAACTACAACCAAAGGGGCTGTAAGCGTTCCAGTCAATAGCGGTCTTGTAGTTGACGACGCAGGCTCCATCAGCATTGAAGCTGCTATTGCGCCTGGATCGGTTAGTGGCATTACCTATGACTTACATGGAAACATCACTGCCACGAGAGCGTTAATCAGCACCGATTTACCTATAGCGACAACGACAAGCATTGGAGCGGTTGCTGTTCCAACAGCTAATAGCAACCCACTTGTTGTTGACGTAGACGGCAATTTGACACATGCTACATCGCCCCTAGTGCCCGGCAGATATGCCTCTGTTGTAACTGATCAATATGGCTTAATTGTTGATGGCAATGTAGTACTCGCGGTTGATCAAGTCCCCGATCTGGATGCAAGTAAAATTACGTCCGGACAATTTACTAATGAATTTATTGCTGATAACGCGATTGACTCGCCACAGATTGATGATTATGCCACTTGCTTGATGCAGGAAGATTTTCCTGGAACAGGAGATTTTCTAGGTCAATTTTGGTATACACCATCGACTGCACAGTTAAGAGTTTACGCCCGAGGATCAGGCCCTCAGAATGTATGGCTACCTTGCGGATTTGGTAATTTACAACAGCAAAATTTGCGTGTTGGTTTCACTTATGACGCAACAACAGCCACTGTTGTCAACCTGACCGCTCAAGGAATTCAAGCCGGTCTAGTTGTAGGTGGCCCTATTCCAGAACCCACTGACGAATTGTCTGGTTTGTATGGGGTTTGTGTCGAGCCCGGCAACGCGATCACAGTTCCAAACCTGACAGGCGAAGTGCATACTCCTGGCGACTGGATTGTTTGTATCTCGGCAGCAGAGGGTTGGGTTCACGTCGATGTAACTTCCGGCGGCGGTGGAGGTGGGGGCGCAACTGTTCTAAACGATCTGCTCGACGTCACGATTTCAGGACTGAGCAATGAACAGATTCTTCAGTACAACAGCACCCAGTTGCAATGGGTGAACGTCGATATGCCAAAGACCGTTGACAAGTTAAACGACTTGTCTGATGTCAATGCAGAACCAACAGCAACCGGCGACTTTCTGACCTGGAACGGTACAGACAACTGGGTCGCCACCAACGTGATCGATGGAGGAACATTTTGACTGTCTAGAATTAAATCAGCCCCGAATGTGGGTTGACCTTTTGCTTGTATAAGCATGGCGACTGTAATCAAGATCAAAAACTCGGCTACTAGCGGAAGCAAACCCACAACTTCGCAAATACAAAGAGCCGAGCTAGCTATTAATTTAGCTGACGGCAAAATTTATACAAAGAATACCGCCGACGAAATCATTGCATTAGGCGGCAGCATCAATTCCGGCGCAACGGACGATCGTCCCGCTAATCCCGCAGTTGGTGATCTGTTTTATGACACCACCGAGGCCGGTCTTTACTACTGGAACGGCAGTGACTGGATTGCATTGTCGGATGGTGATGACGTAGATCTGGGATATACCCCTGCAGCAGACAAAGGTACTGTCACCAACTCTTCAGGTGAGGACGCTGAACTGCCAGTTGTTAATAGCGATGATGCCGGCTTAATGGCACCGGCTCAGTACGACAAGCTAATCGGGCTTAGCAATATCACCACCGGAGATGATCAGCCTGGTTCGCCCAGCACAAATGACCTGTGGCTCGATACAAATCAGTGTCCACCGGAGTTAAAGGTTTATACCGACTGTGAAGACCCATTAGAAGATCCTGAATGGATTCTCATTGGTGGTGGCGCACCGCCTGCTCCACCAATCGTTTTCGTTGCGACAATCACAGATTCTGGAGATGGTGGAAATTTAACTGGCGAAGATTTAACTGCTACGGCACAGGGACTTACAGGAGGAGTCGCACCTGTTGTTGAGAGCTACCAGTGGAAAGCAGACGGCGTTGATGGAGTTACCACCCAGGTAAAAACAATCGAAGCATCGGACGCAGGAAAAACAATCACATGTGACATAACTTGCGCCGAGTCAGATGGAAGCAATCCTGTAACTCAAACCGCAACTTATAGCAAAATACCCTCAAATCCATCAATAACTACTCCAGTAATTGAAGCGCCAGCAGATGGTGCTGGCCTTGGTGGTGATGTTAACTACTACCCACAGACAAGTGCTGTTGTTAGTGTTGCTGGAGATGTTTTAACGCTTACCAACAACAAAACATACGATTCAACTGATGGCACCACCGAGCGCGGCACCATCAATGCTGATTTGCCGCCTGGCACGATAGTCACATCTGATACGGCACCAGCTGGTCCAGCAACAGGAGCATTCAGCGCAACACGTTATCCAGGCACTGGCACCCCGCAGACTATTGATACTGGTGTCAATGCCGCCAGTTCATTCTTCTGGTTTAAAAGATTAGATACAGCTAACAACCATCTACTTACAGATTATGTGCGAGGTTATGACAATTGTTTGTCGTCAGACATGGAACTTGCTTCGTATAATCAACCTAATACTATACTTTCGACCAACGGAACTGAAATTACAATTGGCAGTAATAGCTTATTAAATAGTGACGGTTTTAACTATGTTGCATACAATTTCCGCGCAGCACCTAATTTTCTTGATATTGTCACGTGGACAGGTGATGGCACCGACAGATCGTATTCCCATTCTTTAGGTGGTAAGCCAGGATTGATGCTTGTTAAATCTACAAGTAATTCTACAAATTGGAGAGTTTATCATCAGGAACTTGGATATGATCGTCCTCTTACTTTAAATGGAACCGCTCCCGCAGGAGGTTCTACGCCTGCTATTTTTGTACAAGAGCCTACAAGCACTGAATTTACTGTAGGAGCCGGGCAATTAAATGTCGATGGTTATGATTATGTTGCTTATTTGTTTGCCGATGTTGCCGGTGAAATTAAATGCGGACAATATACCATCACCAGTAACTCTCAAACGATTGATTGTGGATTTGAGCCCGGTTGGGTACTAATAAAAGGAACTGGCAACAACAGCAGCTGGGTTATTGTTGATGCTGGAAATACAAATACATGCATATACGCAGACACAGATGCTGAAGCTCAGTATATTACGGGGCAAATATCATTTGTAGGCAACGGTTTTACAATTACAAGTGCTGGCAGTAATTTAGGATCTCCTGGCAGCATAACAAACCCATACATTTACGTTGCTATTAAAAAAGATATAACAGCTGGCGATTTGCCACCAACCGGCACTGTCTCTGTAGCTAACGACAGCGACAATACTCTTACTCTGACCAATGTGACTGGTACGTGGGCAGCCGGTATGCGTGCTACCGGCGATACTGAGCTGAATACATACGCACCAGACCCTGCAACATTGGAGTTTGTCGGCAGTATTCCTGACGGCATCGGTATTACAAGTTGGAGTTATGCCTGCTGGGAAGTCTCTGTAAATTCTGACTTTAGTGATCCTGTTTTAAAAGCTGAAGAGTTAATTACTGATCCCACAACACGACAAGTTTTACCGCCTGGAACGCTGGCACTGGATAATGACACTGAATACTATGTACAGCTTAAATACGAAGCATCAGATCCATCTATTTCTTCTACCTATTCAACAGTAAATCACTTTAAAACAGCTGCTGGATCTGGAGCTGATGGATGGAATGTCAGCAACGAGTTTAGTGATGGCTGGTCATACAGGAACGGAATAGCCTACGGCTCCGGTAAGTTTGTAGCTATTTCACAGGCTGGTGGCGGTGATGGTGTCGTAGCATCTTCCGAAACAGGAGAAGAGGGAAGTTGGACAAGGCTTAGTAATGTGCCAAAAAATCAACTTATGGCGATTACATATAGTCTAGAACCTCAAACAAATACGCAAACCGGATATTTCCTAGCACTCAGCAATGATGGGTCAAACGACGCCTTAACTTATGCTTCCGACCCGGCTGGCACTTGGCAAGTAGGAACAATCGGTGACAGTTCTCTTAGCACTTACTGGCGTGGAATTGCCTACGGTAAATATGCCAACGCTGATTATGTAGTTGGAGTTAGTACAACGCATATTGCTTACGGTCCCGCCCCAGTGCAACCATCCGTTGCATCCTTGCCGTTCACGGCTAGGTTAGCGGAATCGAATCAGTGGCACTCTATTTGTTACGGCAATGGTTATTGGGTAGTTGTCGGTCAAGCCAATACAAATAGAATTGGATATACTACTGATCCAGGCGGCACTTGGACATTTGTTGCACCTCCTCAAGCAAACGTTAATTGGTCAGACATTACTTATGGGAATGGAAAATTTGTAGCAGTAGGAAATGCGGGTAATGCAAGTAGTAACTGTGTCATGTGGGCAACAGACCCATCAGGAACTTGGACTGCTGTTGAACCTCCTGAAGGAAACCTCAACTGGGTTTCGATTGCTTATGGTAACGGGACGTTTGTAGCGGTTTCTTCCAATGGCACCAACAACAGCATGTGGTCCGAAACAGGTGAGCAGGATAGTTGGACCGCAGTGACAATCAATCCTGATGATCCAGACGCATTTCCTAACCCTTCTTCAATTACTTACGGTAACAACAGATTTGTAGCTGCAAGTGATCAAGGAGGTCTTGCATACAATGAAACGGGCAGAGGCGACACAACCGAATTCGTTGCTTATGACGCCAACACTGGTAAATCAATTAGTGATGTTGGCATTGTAAATCGATACGGAGTAGATCCAACATCTAGCATTAATAAGTTTGGTATTTATGAACTCACCGAGCAACCAACATATGCAGTGCAAGCTTATGTGCCTGAAGCTGATAAATATAAGCCAATCAGAGATTATGCTGCCGACCTGGAATCAGCAGAAAACGAAGCAG